GCCCCTTCGCGCTCGCGCTCACAAGTGTGAGCCGCCTTCCAGACAGTCTGTCTGCTAGGTCTCTTGTACAAGTCTAGGACACCAGAAATGGGTACTAGCAACGTGACAACTGTGGTCATCTGAGTCGTATACTGGAGCTAAAGTTCGAGATCATCATCATCATGCTCAAGACGGATGTCTTGGCTGAGATGGTGCGTGCTATCCCAGCATTGCTGGTAAGCAGCTCGAGCTTGCTCAGGGATGGTATCAGAGATATCATCCACATAGTATACCTTGTTATCCATGTCAAGGATAGCAAGTAGAACTTCAGGATCACGCTGGGCGGTATCTACGAGTACAGAGTACCTGTATCTACCGTTAACATCTATCATGGACTCAACAATACCATCATCACCTACAAATGTAGAGATGCGCTGTATGGTCTTCTCCAAGCGCTTAGCGCTAAGGATTTGACTTACAGGTAAGGTATATTGCGCCTTCTGATAGTCCCAGTGTTTGTTCGTCGAAAGGTCTACTGACGTGGACCTATCGGTGCTGACCTGTCCCAATGTGCCAAACTCTGACCAGTCATTATGACTCATCAGAGCTGATCTACACCTTCGGTGTTTGATCGCCACATCAGGACTGCCGGGTTCCCCTCCAAACAGCTCGTAGGGCTTAGAGGCCCAAGAGCTGGAGAGGTCCTTGGCTTGCACCGCTTTACCTTTCGAGCGTATTACTCCCTGGGCGTATAACGTCTGGAGAGTGACCTTCTCAGGGTCGCGCTCGGCTGGATTGACGGCTTTGATCAGCGCGTTGACACTAAGCCTCTCCATCAGAGGCTTTGGTGCATTAGTAGAAGAGTATTGGATGGTGTCATAACCATCTAGGTGCCATTGGGATACAGAGTGATGAAGCTCTTTAACCCACTTTGGTACCTTAGGGTCTAGTCCCTGCGTTGAGAATTTCTCAACATTTTGGAGTGATCCCTCTGTACTGAGAATGTACCTAGGTTTCAATGGGTAGCTAGTCGACTTAGTCACAAGTTGGCTGCAGAACTCTGCATACCGGTCTGATTCCATAGCCTTTTCGCTATTGATCTTACCGTTGTAAGCGGTAACCCACTCCATATACGCTTGCGCGTACCGGGACTCGATGATAAGATCATCACCAACCACCGCATAGTGGCCGTGGGTGAACTTACCATCAACTTGTTTAATGGCGCACCTAGCCATCATGGCATTCATTTCTGAAAGAATAGGGAATGATGGTCTCAAGCCCAAGGGCTGACCAACAGACCAACTAATCTGTCCAGTGTGACTGCCAATTAGATCGGCTACATACCCAGGGATGGTCCAAAGGCATGAGCTGGTGTCTTCGAATAACTCGAGACTCCGACTAAGCAACGGGAACTTATCAGGTTCCTTGTATACCTTAGCAAACGCTTCGTGCAGGAACTTTGCATAGTCTAAGCGATCGCTCGCTGCAGACATGTCAAAGCTGTTCAGTCTAACTCCATCACGGAGCTTTGACTGAGCCCACTCTAGGCCGCCTGCTTGGTTGAGCACATAGCATTCAGGTGATCGATAGAACACCTTGGCTAGTGCTTCACCAAGCGGGAAGTTAGCATACTGAACCAATCGATTAGGATTAGCTACGGTACGCAGTTTCCCTTTGCCCTGCTCAAGGAATCCGATGGATCCCACTGAGTGAGCAAATCCGAATACTGGGTCGAATAGATCGCCCTTATCGGCAAGGTATGCTTCGTCATCAAACATTGACGACCCGACTAATGCCTCATCTTGGAGACGCGAGTCTTCAAGTTTGGCATCAATCAACTCTTCTAGACTAGTGACTAGGTTTTCATTGATCTCAGACTCACCCTCGGCCAAAAGGCCAGGGAGTCCAATATCTTTGAAGAACTGCCACACGAACAGTGGAGCTGTGCTCACGGAGAATCCGTAAGCCGACAGAAGAGACAAAGGATCCTTCTTTTCAGGAGAATGCTTATCTCTTCGTACGTTGACATACTTTCCAGAGCCTGGAATGTTGGTACCAGTGATATCTGATACACTAAACCAATCTCTTTCAGTCCATCTCCGTACAATGTCTGCCTCGAGAGACGCACAATACCTCTCGGAGTACTCAAAGAGCACTCTACGATTGGAATCGCTTGTCCTCTGACATCTGACTCCATCCTTCCACTTTAGTAACTGCTTTGCTGTGGGTATTGCCAACTCGACAGATTTGCTTATGCATCCGCATATAGCAAAGAATGTCTTGTCGGTATACTTCCACAATACTGATCCTAAAGGGTCAGTCGGGCGAGTTACACCGTGGTCTACTCGGTAGCGATGCCAGTCTGGATGATAACTAGTATCACCAGACATCTGCATCTTTCTCCAATCAGTGAGATTAGAGATCCTGCTGAGCAGAAATTCCGGACCAGAAGAACTCAGTTGTTTCGCAATTGCGTTCTCAATTTGGTGTTCCTTCCTTGGTTCGATTCCTAGTGACTGGACTGACTTGCAGACTGCGGTTTGTATTGTGGAAATATCCATAATACTACACCATCCTTTCTTTAAGAAATGTTTGGTGCCCGGGCTGTTCGTCAGAAACAGCGCGCCGGAACTTCGCTTTAGAAGTTCCGCCAAATTGGCGACAATTGTCG